TCTTCGCAGACGTCCGAGATGGAAGCGCTCGTCGCGGTGGCCCGCTATCAAGGCTACGCGGCGGTGTTCGCCGAGCGCGTCGTTGACATTCGCTTCGTCGACCCGGACCCGACGCTTAACCGCCAGATCCAAGTCCTTGAAAACACAGGGACCGCTTCGCCGCGCTCCATCACGCAGTTCGGCGACACCGACCTGTTCTACCTCGCCGAGAGCGGCCTCCGGTCCCTGCGGGCGCGCGACGCGTCAAACGCGGCTTCTACGACCGACATCGGCGTTCCGGTGGACGACATCGTCGTGGCGAAACTGCAATCGCTGACCGAGGACGAACGCGCCCAAGTCATCGGCCTGATCGAGCCCGTAAGTGGCCGGTTTTGGCTGATCATGAAGGACCAGATTTTCGTTTTTTCGTTCTTCACGGGGGCCAAAGTGTCGGCGTGGAGCACCTACGACACAACCTATATCAGCGGCTCCAGCACCGTGCCGTTCAACGTGACCGAGGCCATTGCGCACAATCGGCGGGTGTATCTGCGGTCTGGCGACACGATCTTCTGCTACGGCGGCAACGGGACGTCCGAGGTCCACGACGCCACGGTGGCCGAACTCTGGCTGCCCTACATGGACGCGGGTTCGCCGTCGCAGGGCAAAATGTTCCAAGCGATCGACGCCGCTTTGCGCGGTCTTTGGGTCGTCTCCGGGGCGATGGACCCGAACGACCCGACTGCGGAAGACACGATCGCGACGCTGGACGAAACGACCTATAGCGTGGCCGGATCCGTGCCCTTCCAGCACCACTCCACGCACATGTCTCTGCGTTTCCGGTCGCGGGACGTGGGGCCGCACAAGTTGGCGTCCTGCATCATCCACTATGACAGCGACGACAATGCGGATTGATCGCGCAACGCGCGATGAGGTCCACCACGTCGCGCTCAACATGCGGGACCGCGATTACGCAGAGTTCTCGGCCACGTCCGACTGCCGGAACCGCGAAGAACTGGCCGACTTGCTGGCCGATCGGTTCGGCGGCCGAGACGACGTTCTGTGCGGGGCGCTTGGCGACGAGCCGATATGTATCGGCGGAACTATCGAAGCGTGGCCTAACGTCCTGACGCTCTTGTTCTTCGCCACGCCGCAGTTCCCGAAGATCGGCCTTCCGATCACCAGGTTCATTCGAGATCGGCTCTTCCCGCAGTTTGACCAAGTCGGGGTTCACCGGATCCAAGCGGTGTCTCTGGCCGGGTACGACGACGTTCACGAATGGCTGCGCGTGCTCGGGATGGAGCCGGAAACCGGGCGCCTGCACGGATACGGCAAGCGCGGCGAAGACTTCATCCAATTCGCGAGGCTGCGCAATGTTCGTTCGTCTTGGGATTGACGCCGACGAGGACGCCATTGTCGAAATGGCGCGGCTGAACTGCGCGCTCTCGACGCCGCATTTGGAGTTCGCCCCGGAGAAGGTGCGCGACGCTTACCGGGACTATTTGGCGACGTGCTCCACGACGTTCTTCGTCGTGGACAGAGACGGCGAAGTGGTGGCCTTTCTGATGGCCGGAATATACGAATACCGACACGCGTATGGACTTTTCGTCGCGCAAGAGGTAATCTTCGTCAGACCCGAATATCGTGGCTCTCGGGCAGCCGCACTTTTGATGAAACACTTGGTGGAGTGGGCCAAAGGGCTCGGCGCCAAGGAAATCACAGGCGGGAACGACAACGCGTTCCAGTCTGACCGCACGGCGAAATTCCTGATCAAGTTTGGATTTCAGCCGGTCGGTTTCTTCATGAGGCGGAATTTGACCGATGAGTAAAAAAGACGGCGGTGCGGGCAAAGAGGCCAAGGCGGCGCGTGCCGATGAATTGGCTCGGCAAGACCGCATCCGCGCCGGGACAGACCGGATCAATGGGATTTTCGACACGCAGACGGGCGGCGATTTTCTAAATCGGCGTCGCGACGCGTATATGAACTACGCGACGCCGCAGCTTGACGACCAGTACGGCAAGGCGACGCGCGATCTGACGTTCTCGCTGGCGCGGAACGGCAATCTGGACAGTTCCGCGCGCGGCCAGCAGGCCGGGGAGTTGCAGAAGCGCTACGACCTGAACCGCCAGAACATCGCCGATCAAGCGGTGGCCAGCGCCACGGATGCGGCCACGTCCGCAGAAGACGCAAGGTCAAGTTTGATCAGCACGCTCAATTCGACCGGCGATGCGCAGCAGGCGACGAACTCGGCGCTCGGTCGGGCGACGGCCCTGTCGCGACCGGCCGCGTTCAACCCGCTGTCGAACATGTTTGCCGACCTGACCAGCGCCTACAACACGCAGCAACAGGTGGCCAACTTCAAGAAATACTCGGGCGTCGCGACGAACTTCGCGCCGACGACCGGCGCTGTCGTGGTGAGTAGGTAGATCATGTGTGACCCGTTAACCATTGCAGGACTGGCTCTCTCCGCGGGATCCGCTGCGGCGAACTCGGCTGCGGAAAGCCGCGTCGCCCACGCGCGCACGGCCGCGCTGTCCACCGAACGCGCCCGCCAGAACGGCCTCGACCAGCAGGCCGAAGCCATCAACACGCAGTCGCAAGATCGGTTCAAGAACCTCGATCAGCAGACGGCCGACAAGGGCGCGCAGCTTGGCGACTATTTCGCCAGCCAAAGCACGCCAATGCCGACCGCCGCCGAGGCGCTGCCCTCTGCCGGGGGTTCGAACATCACCGTGCAAGAGGAAGACAAGCAGCGAGCCAAAGCTGCAGCCATGACCGGCGCGACCGGGCACGCGCTCGGCGAGTTGCGGTCGTTCGGCGATGTGCTCGGCGGCTTGAGCCGTCAGCAAGCGCAGGACGCAAGCGCAGTCGGCCAGATCGGCGGGTTCAAGACCGGCTCTTCGAACGTCCTGCCCTACGAACTCGACGCCGCGAACGCCAAGGGCAACGGCCTGAAGATGCTCGGCGACATTCTCGGGGGCCTCGGCAGCGTGGCGACCTCGGCCGGGCTTACGGGCGGAACGCTGTTCGGCATGGGCGCCCCCAAAGCCGCGTCCCTTGGCGGGGCGGCGGTGCGCGGCGCTACGGGATCGGCCATCCGCCTCCCTAACCTCTACACTCCGGGGCATCTGTAATGGGTATCACCACGAACCGCATGTACAACGACCCGTCTCTCGGCGCGGCCTTCGGGAACCTGGCGCAAGCCTTCATGCCGCCCTCGGGCAGCGATTTGGCCGGGTACGCCACGGCCGGCGCGACGCGCGAACAAGCCGCGCGGCTGGCGTGGCTGTTCAACAACCCGCTTGACCCGACCGCCTCTGAGCGGTCGTCGCTGACCGGCGTCCAAGGCTTCGGCCAGACCCCGGACGGCTTCGGTATGACGGACGCCACCAATCGGCGCGGGCAGGACGTGAGCGCGAAAAGCGCGCTGGACGTGGCGGGCGTAAACAACGCCGGGGCGATGGCGCGGCAGCTTGCGGAGCCCGTTAAGGTGGGGCAGGGCGAAACCGCGTTCCTGCCCGATCAGACGGCCACCGCAACCGGCCTTCCGGGCATGTTCACGGGCGCCGTGAACGTTGGCCAAGGGGACACGACGTATCTCCCGAACGGGCAGAAACTCGACGGGGCGAAGAAACCCCTGACGGAAGAGGAAATGAAGGGCGCGATCTTGGGCGGTTTGCCCGCCGCCGATCAACGCAATTCGGTCATGGGCAGCGTTCCGGTGGAGACGATCGTTCGCGACGGCAAGCCAGTCGTCGTATCGCGCCCGGATGCAGTAGGCCAGCAGCCCGCAGCGGCTGGCGCCCCCGTGCAGGTCGTCGGGCCGGGCGGCACGCCCATACTGATGGACCCTGCCGCTGCGGCGGCTATGGGCGCCACGCCCTACGACCCCAAAGCGGGGGCGGTGGACGTCAAGAACTACGTCACGAAGGACGGCCGGACTGGCTCGGTGGCCATCGCGCAGGACGGTACGATGCGGGACGCCATGACGGGCGACGCGCTGCCCGAAGGCACGCGCACGTTCACCGGGTCCTTGACGGGGAGCGCGCAGGACACGGGCCTCGGCGGCAAGTCCACGGAGGCCAGCGATAAGGCCGGAATTTTCTACAGCCGCGCCGCGCCGGCAAGCGCGAATTTGGACGCCGCGATCAAGAGCGGGTACACCCCGACCGATGCGGACTACGAAGGTTTGCTCGGCGCTCTGAGCGGGCTGCCGAACGCCGCGACGCGGCATCTGGTATCGGACGCGGGGCGCGCCTTCTATGGCAACGCGCAGAACTTCATGATGGCCATCTTGCGCCCTGACACCGGGGCCGCGTTCGGCAAGGAAGAGTTCCAGACCTACGCCCGCGTGTTTATCCCGATGCCGGGCGACGATCAGCAGACCTTGCAGAACAAATCTGTCGCGCGGGCCACCGCTTTGTCCGCGCTGCAAGGCACATCGCGGGGTTCGGCCGAGGCCATCGCCGCCATCATGCAGCAGAACGGGCTGCCGATCCCGCCCGAAATGCAGGCCGTGATGGCACGCAACGCGGCGAACGGCGGCGCGCAGCCCGACGCTTCGGCGGACCCGATCGGCGGCCCCAACGCGCCAGCGCCGGGCCAATTCCCGACGCCGCCCCAAGGGGCGATCAACATGCTGAAGGGCGACCCGAACTTGGCCACCGCTTTTGACCAGAAATACGGCGCGGGCGCCGCCGCTGCGGTATTGGGGGGCAACTGATGGGCAACCCGTTTGATCAGTTCGACCAAAAGGGCGGAAACCCGTTCGACCAGTTCGACAATGCGCCGAGCGCTGCCGACCCGCTCGGCATCACGCAGAAGGAGCAGCCGAACGTTTGGGCCGACATGGGTCTGAGCGGTCTGAGTGGTGTCGCGCGCGGCGCGCTGTCCGGTATTCTGACGGCCGCGCTGACGCCGGGGGACGTCCCGATCTTTTCGGAAGAACAGTCGCGCGGCATGTACGACGCCGGCAACCAGATGATGAACGACAATCTCTACGCGCCCAAGACGATGCCAGGCAAGTTCGCCGAGACGGCCGGCACGCTGGTGCCTTTTGCGGCCATGCCGAGCGCTGCCGTGCGCAACGCGCCGACCGCTCTGCGCGCGGCGGTGGACTACGGGTCCGAACTACTCGGCAACGTCGTTGCACCTGCCGTTGTGTCCGAAGGCGCGGGCCAGACGGTGCAGGCGATCGGCGGCGGCCCGGATTACGAAATGGCTGCGCGGATACTAGGCTTGGTGGGCGGGAACCTCGGCGTAGCCGGGGCGCGGACGCGTGTCGCGCCCGAAGACGTTTTGCGCCGCGCGGCGGGGGACGTATCGCCGGAAGAATGGCAGCGCGCGATTGACTTGCAGAACAACACCACGGGCGTCAAACTGACAGCCCCCGAAGCCTTGGCGCAAGCGACGGG